CGAAGGAAAGAACTCCAGAGGCAACAAGCCGACAAGCCCGCGAGCCCTCAAGCCGACAAGCCCACAAGCGAGCAAGCTGACAAGCCGGCAAGCTCTCAAGCGTCCAGCGGTTCGCGAATCAACAAGCGCTCTATATAGGTCCAATCATCCGTTGCGAGGGAAGGTACTTCACGATAGTCTGCAAGCAGACCGAGGATCGAGGAGGACTCATAAAGTTTTATTGAAGAGGAAGAGGCCTCTTCAATAAGAATAAAATTACGCTGCTTTCTGGTTAGATGAAACAATTTTTGGTGTGGTGAAAAGTGTATTTTCTTGCCTGTTGCAATCTTTAACTCAACCATGAAAAAACCACAATTATCATGATATCCCAACAAATCTGGCGTACCAAAACTACTCCAAGATTCTAGTCTAGTCCACTGAATTTTGGGTGTATTTTTCTTTACTTTGTGCCAAAGTTTTGACTCTGGTTTCATCGTACGTAGCCTTATAAATTTGTCTTACAATTGTGGTGGCTGGGTTGAGATCAAAGTCTCTTGCACATCCTGATAACAATATAAATATTAGTATAATTCTCACAATTGACTGATACGCTAGATTACGTTATAAGTCAACCATTATGGGAGTACCAGCCAAATTAACAGAACGACAAATAAAGTTTGCAGAGTTATTAGTATATAACGAAGGCAGACTTTCACCAGCTGAAGCAGCATTTCAAGCAGGATATAAAACACGTCCAAGACAAGCTGCATCAGAGCTAAGGAATCCAAAAGTATCTCCATTGGTTGTGAAGTATATAGGAGAACTGAGAGCAGAGGTACAAGAAAAGTATGGTATCAGCTTTGAAAGACATATATCTGAATTGGCCCAAATTAGAAATCAGGCACTTGCAAAAGGAGCTTGGTCTGCTGCGGTAAACGCAGAAGTTGCTAGAGGTAAAGCTGGTGGGTTATATGTAGATCAAAAGCTTGTCATGACAGGTAATGTCGATAACATGTCATCCTCTGAAATCAAAGATAGACTTAAAAAGATTCTTGATGATAACAAAGAGATTATTAATATTAGCCCTGAAGAGATAAAGCTAGAAGAACTAGAATTAGAAAAATCGTCAAACCCTGGTAGTGATTCAGAGCAGTAATTAATCTACTAAACATCTTTCTTGGAAACTTTTTTACTAGTGCCCACTTGTTTATAACTGGTTTGTATTCCATTTGAGTTAGGTCCTTTCCTTGGTGGAAGTTGGTCCCATTTTACATCAGGCATGTTCTTTGTCAACGTAGGATTAAAGATTCTATTGAAGTTTTCTTTATACAAATCGTTTACAATTCTTGACCTACCATCAAATCTAAATTTTTTATCTTTCATTTATTTTTTCCATTTTTATTATACACCCTCTTGGGAATACATTTCTATCACTAAATAATTCATCATTCTCTTCGTAAGATGCAAACGTCCAAATATATTTTTTATTTTTATCAAATAGATACGCATGAGTTATCATTGTAGATGGCAGCAACCCAAGTGAGTCATGTGCATTTGCATGCCCGGAATCACCCGTCGGATCTATCCAGGTAATTTTGTAATAGTAATATCTTTTCTTGTTAATTACCACTGACTTGTATTTTGATTTTTTAGGACGTCTCATATCAATCTTATACTGTATAGTGGAATTTTTGGGCAAAAAAGTTTTCTAAAAAACAAAAAGGGTCGCGCGCGCCGAGTACAGTGTGAAAAAGTTGTTGTGGTTATTGACTTTTTTAACTGTGCCAAGGCATAATTGCAAAAAAGCCAGTATTTACGCCATTTGTGCCAAGCTGTGCCATGAGAAATTGATGTCGTGGCACAGCTATTAGTCAATAATACCAACACTTTTAATCGATTTTGACCACTGTGCCACCTGTGCCACCAGTTTTTTTTGATCACTGAAAAAAAAATTTGCTCAGAAATTCCACTTACATTTGGCACAACTCTACATTGGAACCATTCTAAAGTATACATTAGAACCATTCTAAATTTTGTATGGTTTTGTACCATTTTTTACTATTTTTTTAATACCAGACCCCAAAATCTCTACTTTTGCATAGGGTTTCCATGCTTTACGTACCAGATTAAGCTCTAAAACAAGGTTAGACCATTGTTTAGGTGTGATATCTTTACTTTGTATTGTTAGTTTTTTCATAATTTTATGGGTGCCGCTCAGTCTCCCGGTCGGCACCTTGCTTGGCCAGTGCATACTTCCTAGAAGTATTCATTAACTCTGTTTATATGTTTTTGATCTAAATAATTCATTTCTATCAGCTTTTAATACTAATCTTGCAGGATTAGCGTCACCAATTATATTGCTCTCTTGTATCTCAATACGTCTGACATCTTCTAAGTGTCCAGACATACTTTCAATATAAACAGGGCAATCAGAGATCATGGTACCCTTTTGTCCGTTAGTGAATTTTTCTAGAATTTGTTGCAGATCTCTCAGCCTCATCTAATTTCCTTCCTATTACTTTTACTAATTCATACCACTTTTTCTTCCACATCTCTCTTACTTCTCCAGATGTATTCCAATATGCTTTCGCTATATTATCCAGTCTTTTTTGGTCTATTTTTATAATACTCATCAACCCTCCTTAAAAAGTTATGTTTATATTTTTGGAATTCCAACCCTTCAATTACAAACTCCTGGTAAAAGTTATCTTTACTACACATCATAACTACACCTTTGGTAATAGATGTTTTGTAAATAAAATTGTGTGCCATTGCATATGCTGCTAATTGCAAACAATAATCTTCTATCCACTCTCTCTTTTTTGGTTTGTTGGTTTGTTTGAAGTCTATGATAGCGTCTTGTCCTTTGTGTATTGCTACTAAATCTGTTTGGCCTGCGTACAGACCTGGGTAGTATAAAGTACACTCTGTGCCGTAATACTCAGGTACATTACAAAGACCTTGTTCAATAACTCTGATGGCCATGTTGTGTGCATCTCTGCCAACATTCGTCAGGTCCAGGTATCCTTCTTCTAAAATATATTTTTCAAGTATCTTGTGCATCGCCGTTCCGCGCGCCGCAGACTCCGATACAATTTTCTCAGCAGCATCCTCCCCGATCCGCGCTGCCCAGTTAGCTAATGATTGTTTCTTCTCCTCAGACTCAGTAGCTTTCAATATCGTAGTTACACTCGGTAATTTTTCTTTACCAACATCGTAGTGTCGTACACCCTCCACGGATTCACGCACTGTTTTTGGGTATATAAAACAGTTATTTAGCTTCACTAGTTAACTCCTTTTCAAACGTTTCAAAAAAGTTTAGTTGATTTTGTGCCACTAATTTTTCTTGGTTGTATTTTTGTTTATGACCCATGTATTCATCCATCTTACCATGAAACCAAAGTGTTTGATTTACTATTTCGTACACAATATCAGGGTCAGATGTTTGTCCTGCAGATCCTCTTGAGTTTTGTTTTAACGTAGCCCATCTTAAATTTTCAACCTTGTAATTACAACGATTGCCATCAATATGATCAACCACCGTTTTATTCTCATCATCATTCGGTAAAAATGCAAGGGCTACTAATCGGTGCATACCAAATTCATACTCTTTAAATACTTCCTTAATATTTTCTATTGCAGGGTTTCTAAAATCTTGAATAGTTCTTTTTTCTGTTGCGTGTGCTAATCTACAATTAGGATAACCGCTAGTAGCTTTAACTTTGGAGATAGTACCTGTTATAATTTTATTTTTCAAACCTTTAATATTGTAAATAAAAGGCCAAGAATGATCTAAATACTTTTGATCTACTACATCTTTATTTTTACATTTACTAAAAAAATGTGGTCCTCCTGTCTTAAACATATAATATTGTTTAGGTGCAATGTCGTGTGTAGTTATAACTTTAGATAGATCCACTGCATCCTGTGGATTTAACTTTTTTATTATGTCTTTGTATTTTTCGTAATTATCTTTCATAATGGTAATTAAGGGCCCGAAGGCCCTTTAATTAATGTACTCTATGCTCCTGTTTATTTTCGTATTCTTTATCTTCAAAGAATCTAGACAATCTAATTTTTTTATCAGATGCTAAACCTGTATTAAAGATAGCTTGAAATTGTGAGATATAATCTTCAGTCGAGATCGCTCCTAACAATTTAGCGCCTTTGGATTTCATAGCAGCTTTAAATCTAGCAAAGTCCCACTTTGGACATTTGTCAGCTACAAGATAAGCTCTAATAAAACCTCTTTTTAATTTTTTAGAGTTATCTAATACATTGTTAATGTATTGCATCTCGGTTGCTATTCTATCAAAAGATATCAAACCATTCGGTGGTATTTTAAATCTACCTTCTTTAAAATCATCCATCGTGTCTGATTTTAAACTGACTTGATTATTAAATATGGCTACCGCTTCTTGTATCGGCATTTCATATTGTTTTACTTTTGACTTCAGGATCATGTAATCTTTTCTTTGATACGTACAGAAAAAATTAAGATAATCACTGTAGTTCCAACCAGATCGATTAGAGTTTAACAATGCCATGTCAAATGCATCATTAGAATCTAATACAATGTAGTAGATTTCCAAACCTAGATCTTTTCTAGCTTGGAATGTGTGATGACCGTCTCTTATATCCATATTTTTAGTTACAAGAATTGGTAACTTTAAGTCTTTAGCAGCGATAGCTTTTTTAATTTTACTAACATGTGCCTCACTTATAGGTCTGTTACCTTTTGTTTTTTTAAATTGACTATAGTTTTTAGTTACAAAACAATTAGTCATTTTTTTCTTTTTACTCATTTACATACCTCTTTTGAGTTGCATCGAACTAATAACACGCGTCGATGTTTTACGTGATTCATTACATTTAACGAATTCATTCTAAACTCATAGCCTTTTTGTACTCATCGAGACTTACAACTTTTCCTTCCATTATTTTTTCTGTTGCGTAGTGTTCGATAACTTGTTGTATTTTTGGAAGTTTAGTATGTGCCCATGGCCATAGTAAACAACATACATAGTATGCGTCTCTAAATGTACATCGCCATCTATATTGTTTTAAATATTTTGTACCATCAACGCGTCTACCTTTTCTAGGTTTGTCAGTTAAAGTACCAACACCTAAAACTTGGTGGACCCATGATAAAACAGATCGATCCGTCATGGTAATTTCCATACTTAATCTTAAACTGTTTGAGATTCTGTAGCCGTTGCCTTTGTGTTTCTTTTTCTTCTCCGGTCCGCGCTTCATATGTATTGAACCTTCTCCATCAAATAGTCCAGCAATGTATGCTCTATCACACTCAGGTATCATTAATCATCCTTATATAAAATTGTTTCTTTACCATCATAGTCATAATAATAACCGACGATTTCTTTTTTCTTTTTACGACTATATTTCTTTTTAGATTCTACTTTCTTAGGTTTAAATTTTGGTGTTCGAACGGCCTTGGCTACAGGATTCTTCACTGCAGCCTCGCTTTGTTGGCCATTTCTTCTAGTTGTTCAAGCGAGGGTTCTTTAATCTCTATCTCACCCTCTGACTTACATGTTGGACACTGATGTACTTCACTGTAAGAGGATGTATTTACTTTTAAATATCCATTACCATTACAATGATTACAGATGGCTTTATGTGTTCGATTTGCCATTTTTATATCCTAACTTCTTTGCAGCTCTTGTAGCAAGAGCTTCGATTGTTTTACTAACTGTTAACTCTGCATCTACAAACTTACCTGAAGCTAAAAAGCGAAGCTTCTTATAAGTTTCAATAGGCACAGATACAGACTTAAATTTATTTGGGTCTGCCATTTTATTTGTCCTTTCTTACTATGTTATTAATCATAATATATGGGAATCTATACTAATAAAACAAGACTTGCAAGTCAAGTCTTTTTATAATAAAAAGAAGATCTCTTCTCACACCTTTTGTTTGTGCGTTCCTGTCTTGGAATGCACAGACATTAAGTAGTAATTTTACCTTCGTCTTTTATGGGATTACAATGAAATTTAGGATACAACTGTAGCTTGTTTATTTGCTCTTCAGTAAAGGTCCCATCCGCGATCAACACTTCATAAGACTCTGATAGTCCTGCACGGATACAGTCATGATGACTGTTAAATGTTTTTGGATAATCTTGTGTGGTGTAGCAATCCCCGCTCGCTACCGAGCAGACAAATACCGTCAATAAAAATTTCATTATTTTCCTTGGCCTTTGTAAGCCTTAAAATTTTTTCGTTTTCTTTTGTTCATTTTGCACAAACTAGGTTTGCGCCCAATCGAAGTTTTGTGATGTACAGGTTCGTGTGCAATAAAATCTTTGAACTTTTTAGCCATCGTCTTCAACCCATTCTTTTACAAATGGTTTGGCATCTTTTGGTGCAGTAATAACTGGTAGATAAGTTATTTTACCATTTATGTGTTGTTCTAAATCACTACCACAACTCATACACCTAAAAAAATGTTTATCAACTCCCACTAACATTGTGAATTGATCACACGTTGGACATTTACCGTTTACAACTTCGGCTTCAACTCTAAATCCTTTTACCATTAGTCCTTTATTATCTTTTTGATTGACTTTGATCCGTCGATGTTGTCCTCGAGTTCAGCCTTTACAGAGTCACACTGATAACGAACTCCTTCATTATATTGTCTCTCCGCTTCGCGCTTGCCTTTGAGGCACTGTACCATTCCTTCAGTTTGTATTCTGTGTTCCTTTAACTCATTGTTTATAAACATACAAAGAGCCACTACGCCTTCAACTATCATTGTGAATAACTCCCATTACCGTTTGTGTATTTCATTTCTCGATTTGCATCTTTTAATTTTTCAATATCTTCTAAAGCTTTTGTAAGCTGACCTTCAATAAATTCAATTTTAATTTTATTACTCATGTTCATCTCTTGATTTTCTACTAATTTTTCTACTTGTTTGTACAGATCTTCGATAAGCATGAATTGTTCAGAATCGGCGGGAAGCGAGCCAAGTTGGCCCCGTGGCCATTTTATTCTAAAGTCTGTATTCTCTGTTAAATCTTTTTCCATTAACTCTAATCTTGTTGAGTGTTGGTTCAATCTTTCTATGATTTGGAAATAGCCCATAGTGCCAAGAGCTACGATGACGATCAAAGAGGCAACCGTCTTCATCGGCATCTGCACGGCCGCCTCTTCAGAAATATTTAAAGGTTTATTACTCATTTAATTTTGGTTTTGGTTTCGGCAGTATATAATCTTTGCTATCAATTTTCAATGTGGGATTATTGGGCCTAACAAAAATCGCTAGTAAACAGAGTAAAATGATGAGAATTGCGGTGAATTTGTAGTTCATTACAATCTCCCGTCATAAAACCTACAATACCAATGCTGCGATAATTACAACAGCCACCACAATAGACACTACTTTATGCTCATGCCAGTAGTGCATTGCTGAATTTTTAATTTTATCAATCATCTTTTTGCTCCTCGATCTCGTAAAAGAAGTCATCAGTATCAGCGGTTCTCCACTTACCTGAATCTTCTACGTTCCATTCGTTAGTCTGTACTTTCCAATCAGGCACATTATCTTTGACAGTGAATGAAGGTAAATCCCATATACATCTGTTGTTAGGTTGTGCTGCAAAATTGCCGTCGTCTAATGCAATTATGTGAGCGCACTTATGTTCGTGCGGGATCTCTGAATGGTCAGTGTCTAGTATATTAGCATCTGGGTGTCCCCAGTCAACTGTAAATAAATATGCTCCGTAATGTTTCTTTTTATCTTTACCAAAGTAATAACCTGAAGCCGCGCTTAGTATAGCCCAATGAGTGACAGTAGGATAATAAGAAAAACAATTCCAAAGCTCCAATTCATCAAGTCGTCTTGTGGGCACTCTGGATGGGTCAAATCCCTTTTGAATAAACGCGCTAATTGGTAAGCGATAAAATATTGCACCGTTACCCATAAGAGCGTGAAATAATATAGCACGACCCCCCATGCTTGTAAGACCAAAGATAATACAGTCTTCAACTTCGCCATGATGTTTTTTAAGATCATAAAGATACTCCCTCCTTACCTGTGCATAAATAGTTGGTATGTTTGCGTTTAAATAAGCCATGCGCCAATAACAAATCCTATTAGAAATGTAGTACCGCCTAAAACTATTTCTTGTCTATATAGTAGGGACCAAGTATTTATCTTACTTAATATCTCCCCAATTTTTTCCTTGTTCATAATCAACCTTATTTGGTACTTTTAATTCAACTGCAGATTCCATAATTTCAATTATCTCTTCTGCTTTTTCATTAGATTCAACAGAAATATCTACTTCATCATGAATCTGAATGTGAGGTATTATACCATTTTCATAGAGAGCAACCATAGATTTTTTTGTCATATCTGCTGCGCTTCCTTGTATTAATTTATTAAGTGCTTTGTATGTAAATGCACGTTTTAATGGTTCATCATATTCTTTTCTTGCTTGTTCTAGTGGTAATGGTTTGAAGACTCCAAATTGTACTGGCTGCCATAAATCAAAATGACAGGCCCGACCAAGTAAAGTTCTAATCTTACCACGATCATTTGCTTTTCTAGATACATTGTCCATCAGTTGTTTTACAAACGGAGCTTTGTTATGATATTGTCTAATTAGTTTTTCTGCAGAATCTTTCATCAATCCTAGCTCTGCCATCAATTTATTCTTACCCATGCCATACATCAAACCCAAGTTAATTGTCTTGGCTTGCTTACGTTCAATCCCTGCCATGTCTGCAACAACTTGGTGGAAGTCTGCGTCTCCTGCATTGTATGCATCTACAATTTCATCAACACCACTTAAGTTTTGTAGCTTTGCGTAGTGTACTAAAATTCTAGGTTCTTGTTGTGAATAGTCAAATGACCCCCAGGTATGTTTTTCTTCTGGAATAAATATAGATCTAATTAAAGGACCCAACTCTGGATGTCTTGCTGGAATTTGTTGTAGATTAGGATTTGACATACTAAACCTACCGGTCACCGTTCCGCCTGCATCTGATCGTATTTGATTTATATCTGCATGTATTCTACCATCAACTGCATGTTTAGTTATTGAATCTATGAATGTGCTGTGAGCTTTGTTAAGTTCTCTTGCCTCTGCAATTGCTTTTGGTAAATCGTGTGGATGATTTTGTAAAAAGTTTTTTGTAAAAGATGGCTCTTTACTTTTCTCTGTCCTGTCATACGGTAATTTTAATTTATCAAATGCTTTTGCAATACTTCGAGCCGCATGTATTTCTACATCAATTCCTGTTAAGTCTTTGATATCTTTAAGAATTTTGTTCTCTTTATCTATTAAATATTTTTTAATTTTGTCAGCTTTGTCAAGATCGACTCTGACACCTTTGAATCTCATGTCTACAAGACAAGGAAATAATCTAGTTTCTAAATTAAATATGTCCCATAATTCTTCTTGATACAATTCTGTTTCTAACTTCTTCCAAAGTTTTAGTGTAGACTCTGCATCACGTTCAGCATACTGACCTACAAATAATGCAGGCAATCGCCACATATCTTTTTTTTTTTTTTTTTCATATTCTTTTGCTGCTGCATTCAAAACACTTTCATCTTTACCCATACCTACATAGTGTCTTGCCAGTGTGTTTAATTGATAAGATAATCTATTCTCATCA